GTTTTAGCTTTTAAAACGTTATTAATCATTTAGTCTTTTCCTTTATTAAAGGTTTGTTTTGTTTCTTTAAATAAGACATCAACTTATTAAGATTTGTTTTTTTTACTTTATACTTCATAAAACCCAACCATTAAAAACTGTGTCTGTATCTGGACTTATATCTTCGTTTGTATTACTTGTATACTCTGGGAATTTAGATTGATTAAAACATAAATAATCTACTAATCGTGTACTATAATAATTAGCGTATTCTCTTGCTTTACCTACTAAATAATCAACTTCATTTTTATTTACGTTTTCGGCTGTTTCGCTTGAATGTTTAAATACGCCACCGTTTTTTATTTGATAGGCTGCAAATGGAATATAATTAACTTGTGCGAACCATATTAAAGTTGGTTGTACAAGATTTTGTACAAGTGCTAAATAATCACCTGTTAAAGTACTATTTTGAATATCTGTACTTATTCTGTTATATAAATCCGTTCCTAATAAATTTTGTATGTCAATCTCTTGACCTAATTTAATAAACTGTATAAATTTATCTGTATCTACGTTACCGTCTAATATAGAATTTCTTACTAAGTCAGTTCTTGATATAAATAATGCTGTTGCCATTTAGTTTTTGAATTTCATTTTATTCCAATATTCGGCTGTATAACCTTTGTACTTCATATCCTTTGGAGCTACTGGTACTTTTTGAGCGTTTTTAGGTGCTTTAAATCCTTTGCTTCTTGCTTGACCGCTTGTTATTTCGCTTTTTTCACCGTCTTTAATTTGATAGGTTTTTCTAAACCATTTATGATTACATCTTGCACCACCCTTGTAAAGCCATATAGAATAAGTATCAGAACCGCCTTTGCCAAAACCTGCATTTACAACTTTATTTCCCATTGCCACAATATCCTCTTTACGATAAACCTTTTCAGCTCCTACCATTTTAGAACAAAACTGTCTGCTATTTGAACCAGCCTTTTGAGGTGCATAAGAATAACGTACTAAAAACTCAACGCCTTTTTGACTTTCTTGTTTTGACTTACCATCCTGTGTGCTTTTTGCGTTTGGCTTTGCTGTTCCTGTGGTTACAAAGTTCCATATTTTAGAAAGCGTTGTTTCTTCTTGTTCTGGCTCGGTGTTTAAATCTGTAATAACTTCGTCTAGTTCGTCATTTAATTCATAATCAACTTCGCTTTCATCCACTAAATCATATTCCGCTAGTAGTTCGCTTTCATCTTGCCCTAAGTCAATTAATTCATCAGCTATATCACTTCCTATTTCATCAGGTAAATCTTGGCTAAGTTTAACCCCTGTTTCTTCTTCTCGTGTTTCAGCATCCTCAACATTCTCTAGGTCTGTAAATTCCAACGGTTGAAGCGTTTTAAAGTATAATTTAAGGCTCATTTGATTATAAGCTAATATACTATCAAAAGCGTCTATTAAAAGCATTTGAAACGGTCTTATAACGGTGTTATCCATTAATGTAGATGCAGTCTTTAATTCGTCTGCATTATTACCTAAACCGCTATTGTCTTTAATACCTAAAAGCATAGGACTAACAACCCTATGACCTACCATTATTTTTTTAGTACATTCATCACTAACATATTGATAAGTGTTGTGTGCTTCACTTATTTGTAATGTTTCAACAGTTGCCGCACTTTCTGAATTATCATTAAATGCTAAAATAAATTTAGAACCAGAAGTACCAGTAAATTTATCAGCTATACGGTTTTCTATTGCTTGACGTTCTTCGGCGTTTGGTGTTCCGTTATTAAACTGAATTAAAGTATTAGGACTGAAGGAATTAACGGTATTATTGAGGTGGTATATTGACACTTGCTCTTCTGTTTCGCACCAATTTAAAACACCTTGATAATCTGGACTAGAATAATATTTATAACCAGCTCGGTAAGGCTTTACATATATAATCTCAATATTTTCTTTGCTATAACCAAAAGACGGTATTCTAGTAGTGTCATCAACTTTTTTAACTTTAGACCAGTCGTCTGAATAGTAATAAGCTGTAATTTCTCCTTTGTCGTTACATTTTTCTGCTCTTAAATTTTCTACTGGGATATGTTCAACTTGTGCAATAGTTTTTTTATCTTTAGAATAAATAACTTGCATAGCACACTGACCCATTAATTTAAGGTCATAACACAATTTACGAACCATATCTTTATGGAACAAAGAAATCATTTTAGCGTATTGCTCTGGCTTTTTATTTGAATTTAAAGCATTTAGTCCACGTCCGTAAATCATCTCGCTAATACCGTTTATAATAGCGTTATTTGTTGGGCTACCGTTGTAACGGTCAATTAAATACTTAAAGTAATTATTATCAGCACCATAAGAAACCCATTCTTTATTGGACTTCTCAACAATTTCTGGCGTTGTGTAAGTGCTTAAATTTACTATTCTTAAATCGTTCATATTTATATTATTATAAATTCGTTATCCGAACTTTCTTCACTTATATATTGATTTTTATTAACGCTGTAATATTCGTCATTACTTTGGTTAATAGCTTGGTTTGTGCAAAAAACCTTATCTTTATAAATTATGTTGTTTAAATAACTAACTTGTAAAGTATAAAAATCGTTTTCAGTTAATGTTCCGAAAACCGCATTAAAAGAAATATAATTACCATCAATTACTGAAGTAGCATTAACTGTAATACTTTTATTTGTGCTTTCGCTTGTTAGTTTCAAGTTCAAAGTGCCAACCGTAAATTCTCTAGGAATTATTTTAAAGGTTTTGTTTCCGCTTGTGGTTATTAACTTCATATTAATATATAAATAAAAAACAAATATTTTGTATTGTGTAGGTATAAAAAAAGGGTTATCCGTTAAGATAACCCTAATTTAAAAGTAAAATTACTAATTAAGCTGTTGGGTCGATTTGAACCGCCGAAGCATCATCAGTAATAACAGTTGATGTTACAAAGTAAGGCGGTGCAGTTTCTTGTGCATTTACCGTTAAAGTGTAACCTGTTAAATCTCCCATTGCTGCACCTGTAACGATAGTACCACCGTTTACTTCGCCACCATTTTCAAGTCCTACCAAAAAGAAATTACCATTATAATCTTCAACTGCAACGTGAGGACGTGCGTGTGCGATTAATTTAAGTTCTTCCTGTGTAGCTTTGTCTTGAAAAGTCAAAGTCATATTTAATGTAGTATCATAGAAAGTAGTACCGTTTTCTCGGCTTGAAGTAATTGCAGTTTCCATTGAACTGTTACCTTTTACATCAAACTGAAACCACGTTGGAGTTCCAGAAACACCTGTAATTTCTCCAGCTACGATTGTCGCATCCCCTAAAGTTCCGTAATCCGAAAAATAGATAGTTTTAATTCCGCCGGCTGCCGACTTACACGGTACTTTACGCCCGCTAGTTATTGAACAATTTGCCATATTTTTAAAGTTTTTTTTAATAAAAAAGGGTAGGCAATTTTACCCACCCTTTTAAATTTGATTAGTTAATTATTATACAGTTTTTCTGTAAACGATGTCAGTTACTTGTGCGTATTGTACTCCAGAAGTAAATCTCATTACTACACGTACATTCTGAGAACCGTCATTCTCTGCCATATCAATTACTCGTACTTCGTTCAAGTCATTTAATAGACCAGTTCCAAAGAATAAGTTTGATTTTTCAGCTGCGATAATAGTTCCGTTTGCAGCACCTCTTGCAGGTACAACAGGAATTCCGTCAAAGAATAAAGAACCTAAAGATTGGTTGTTACCTTTGTTTTCGTAACCGTTAGCACCTTCGCCACCAGACTGGAAACCACCTAAAGCACGAGTGTAAGCACGAATAACATCAGAAGCAGCATAGATGTATAAATCTTCTGAACCGTAAACAGCGGTAGGAATTGCGTCTGCAACATTTCCTAATTCAGAAATAACGTTTGCAGAAGTAATCGCTGCACCTGTTAAATCTTGTCCTGCTGGTAAATTAGCATCAGCATCTAATAAAGTTGCAAAACCGTCAAATTGACCGCTATTTGCAGTTGAACCAGACCAAATATTTTTTTCAGTTCTGTCAGCTACTTTTGCAGCAACGTGAGCCAATACGAAATCAGCAAAGTTTGGAGCTAAGTTGTCAAAAGCAGAATAACCCATTTGTTCAGCTTCCCAAGAAGAATGCAATGTTTTCTTACAAATGTCAAGGTTTACTTGAAATTCCTCTGGTTGTAGGATAGCTTCTGTTAAAGTTAGCGTTCCTGCGTCTGTTTGGAAATCACAAGTTGCATCTTTTACGATGTCATCAGTTGATGCTTTTTGAATTACAGATTTGAATTTTACGTTTGGCATAACGGTAATTAAACCTTTATCCAAAGTATCAGCGGATAGTAAAGCAGCTGCGATATACTTGCCACTAAATTCTCCTGCGTAAGTTGTTGTTAATGATACACTCATTTTATTTAATTTTTAGTTGTTATTAATTATTTAGTCTTGCCATTACTCTATCTATTGTAGTGCTTTTTCTGTTTTTAGAAACACTAAATTTAGATATTGTTTTTTTTACTTCTGGGTTTGATACAATAGGCTCGGCACTTGGCTCGTTTAATTCAGCTTGTACTTCAACAGGAATTTCATTTAGTTCAACTCTTTCGTGTTTAGCTAATTCTTCTGTTAAAAGGTTTCCTAAGTCATCAGCACTTAAATCCTCTTTTGGCTCTAACATTGCTTTGATTTCTTCAATCATTGACTTAACCTCTGCTAATTCCTCTTTAGTAGCGTAACCCATTTCTTCCTTTTCTTTTGCTTCAACTTCTTCAACTTCTTCAACCTCTTCGGCTTCTTCGTCTTTAATTTCTGCAATTACACCATCTTCTGTAACTACCAATATTTTACCGTCTTCCAATGCGTACTCGCCAACAGGCAAAGCAACTTTCTCATCTTCTGTAACAATAAACACTTCTACACCACTTTCAAATGTATCGGCTTCAATGACAGTACCGTTGTCTAGTTTAGCTTGTTCCAATTTAACTTCTTCGTTTAAATTTAGAACGTCTTTGATTTTTTCAATTACGTTGTTTGATTTCATAC